ATAGATTCATTTTTTCTAAGCTGAGGGTGAAGAACTGCCATCGGGCCGAGGGGACCAGAAAAAATTGAACGCTGCCGCCCCGCCCCTTGACAGTCCCACCACCACAATGGAGTCCAAGGCCAGATTCACCTACATTCGTACCGCCGACACTGTTCAGTGCCCCCACTGTGACTATGTCCGTCCTATCAAAAATATCTCTTCCGTTCACGAGCACATAAAGGCAAAGCATTCAGGAAGCTTCAAGCATAAGTGCAAGCATTGTTCCTACGAGTCCGCTGTGAAACAGAATCTAGACAGTCACATTCTCTCTAGGCATCCTGAGCATTCAGAGAAGAAGCAAAAGGAGTTTGTCTGTCCCTCTGACTGCCCCTATGCAGCAAATACTAGGGGCCAGCTTCGTAGTCATTACTTGCTAAAGCATTTGACCGACGAGGTGAACAACATGCTGGGAACAACGCAAGACGGGCAGATTCTCTGCACGTGTTGCGGAGCTGATTTCAAAAGTAAGCCAGCCTTCGTGTATCATGTAGTAAACTGTCTGCCACCCGAGATTCTCGCCAGGGAGGAGGTTCGGCTGGGACTGGGGATTTCTGCAAAGCAAGAGTCCAAACAGGAGTATCAGACGGATCCCCCAGCTTTGGCTGATCTTTCTGGGGAGGAGGAAGCCATTTCAGTGTCGTAAACCTCCTCTGGACGAATTGTTCTCATCTTGCTGATATCCATGCTAAGGTTATATACATTGTAGCCTAGGGCGGCAAAAGCAGCCAAAGAAAGTACTTCAAATGCCCACTTCGGTGTAGTATAGTCATTTTTTCCTATGTATACGAGGAGCGGTCCCACGAAGAGAACGTGCATGATATTCACCCAGAGGGAGGGCGACTTCTCCTTCCACCGAATAACCGCCTTGTATAGGTGATATACGATAATAACTAGACCGAGGACAGTAAGTCCATGATATACCCAGAGGGGAACCAGCCCACGAAATAAAGCAAAGTAAAAGAGAAGAGGAAAGACAACAAAGATATGAAAGAGATATAGGCCGAGGATCATCTCACTCACCGAAAGAAAAACTTCTGTAACATTGCTTCCGCGTGTTCTAATGCCCCCTCCATCCACGCCTGCTTCATGCTATAGCTCTCTCCGCATACATAGACGTCGGGAAGACGGCTAGGAAAAGGCTGCATCATAGTAACAGATTCCTTCACAGGATCATAGGATCCAGGAGTCCAGTATGTACATCCATCGGCCCAGTAATATGACTTGGTATAGAGAGGATTCGGAATCGTCTTCAAGGGAAACGATTTGCGAAGCTGATCGAGAAGGGCCTTTGCAAGATGAGCCTTCGACTTGCTATGCCAGAAGAAGGTGTCATCTGCATCAGTGTAGGAACTCATTATAACCCCTTTAGCTGAATTTATAGGAATGATATTTCTGAGAGGTGCCTGGGTCACAATATGTTGCATATCTTCAAACCAAACCTTACCCTGAGAGCCTTCCTTAGGAAATACTGAGTATATACGAAGAAGAGGAGTCATCTTAAGATGTTTCAGGATGGGGTAGGTAGAGAAGGGACGAATCTTCTTCAAGGCATTCGAGTGAACAGCAAAGATAATCTTTTTTGCCAAAAATGTCTTCACCCCATGGGGAGTTACACAATGAAGATTCATAGGAAAGAGGTCTAGTGTACCAAATCCAGTAACACGACAATTGGTCATAAGTTCGACCCCCCTCTTTTTCAGATCGCCAACCATACCATCTATGATGGCCGATAAACCTTCCTTAATACCATAAAAGGATTCAGAAGCAGAAAATTCTCTAGGAAAGGCACGATCTGCTCTTAGTGTTGTCAGTTCAGAACGATACGGAAAGTAAGAAATAAGCTCATCAACAACGGGCCTACTGTACAGTTTCGTTAGGATCTCATACATTGTATAATGACCAAGCGTGGACTTAGGAGTTTTAGAGATGAGATCTTGTATGGAAGAACAGATAAGATTCCAGATATTCTCTTTTATCTCAATCCCATCCAAGTAAGACGAGTCGGAGGAAATAGGAAAGCGAGTCAGCCCGTACTTGTTACAGTAAGAGGAAATCATCTTGTGCGATTTGGGGATACGACCCGCTCCTGCCTCCCACTGTAACGAGCCATTGTGTATGGTATCTACGCGCCCCCCTGGCTTGGAATAGGAATCAAGAATCATTATCTTTTGATGAGGGTACTTCTCGGAAATACGTAAGGCGCAGTGTAGGCCTGCAAGCCCTGCACCCACGACTATGACATCCATCTATTCTTCTACGCCGATTCCTTTAACCATTCTAATAACTTATTCGCGTTCGACGTCTGATTGGGACCTACGACTGCACCCGGTTTCAGAAGAACAAAGTTAGGAATACCGCGTACACCACAGTAGCCAGGGGTATAATTATTCTTATCCACGTCACATATATATACCGTGTAACTCGTTAATGATGACCTTATAGACTCCCAGTCAAAGGCACGACAAGGGGAACACCAGGTAGCTGTAAAATAAATGAGGGCGGGTGATTCGGCCAACTTGGGGGAAACACGGAGGGCCTCAAACTCTTCTTGCGTTAGGAGGGGAGTCATCTTTTCCTTGAAAGACGCCATTTCTACTTACACCGAGGAGTAATCCCCCTGCTAAAACCGCACCAATTATTCCGAGGGAGAGGGTGTCTCGTTGACCTGATGTTTCTGATGTTTCTGATTTACCGCCACCACGTTGAACAGGGCCACTACGTTCGGGCTTGACTCCTTGTAGAGCTGCAATTTTAGCGGCTTCTGCAGTAGCTATAGCGGCTTTAGCCGTATCTTTTGCTGCTTCTCCAAAGTCACCAGCGGCTTTACCGACCCTTCCTCCCGCTGCAAGAGGCATATATGCAAGCATTCCCTCAGCGAGGCCCAGGCCCTGTTTAAATATATCAATAAATGGAGCAAATGCCTTAAAGTTGGCCTCAGGATCTATCGAGCCTATCTTCGAGCGCTGTATACTGGGACTTCGGCCATTGACATCGACAGTGTTATCCCAAATATAGGGTATAGGGCGCGAGACTCCTTGGATAAATACATCCATAGGAAATAATATGGTATATACGCTCACACCTATAGCACGTGCAATAGCGAAGGGTATCATAAACATAAAGGGAAAGATAAATGATCCATGAAAACAAGCACTCCACATATCTCCAGCGATTGCCGAACTCAGAACCTCGAAGGGAGTTGCCAAAAGAAAGAAAAAGGTAGTCCAAGCACTAGGAGGAGACTCTTCCCAATTATATTCCTTTGGCTTTTCCTTGTCTCTTGCAGTTAATAGTTTTTCTAAGGCAAGTTTTAATATACTTTCTCCTAGTTGCCCTGCAGTGCCCTTTAATGACTCGTCTCGTTGTTTAGGGGGATTCTGGACTCTTGCACTAGAGGGAGGGGAACCAAGTTCTCCATCCCCACCGCGTTGCCTCCAGCCTCCCGTTTTGACTTCTGATGAGACTGGTGGGACCCGTTGAGCAGCTGGAGTCTCTGAAGGATTTACCCTGTGAGAGAGGGCCTCATAGGTCCTTTTTTCAGAAATATACTTTGTTATAGGATTATTAGCATTCTCTACCTTCGATCCTGCAGGTTTCTTGTCATCCTTCCACATTCCAACGGCGATTCCAAATTCAACTAGGAACGGCGATCCTAAGCCATATGTATTCAACTCATCATAACTCGAATAGGTCAATTGAAGTAAGTCAAAGAAATACCAGTATCCACCTAAAAACGTGTTCGTCAGGAAAAACAGTAGTGCAGTAAGAGGAGATCTTAACATAAGATGATGTGCGCCGAACCATCCAAAAAATACAGTAAACCAGAACATTCCAAACCGTGTAAACTGTGGTTGACCCCATAGTGCAATATGGGAAGCAGCAACAGATTCTTTAATCATATGCGGGGTCTCAAACACCATTGATATTATACACGAAATAAAATGCCGCCAAATCCATCCACGATCCGCAGAATATTATGATTCAAGGCGTATATTCGTGCATTTGCCTTACCTCTCGGTGGTGTAACAGTCGTATTAAGTTCGAGCTGTAAGGTCATCGTATTCAACCGACTTGCATTCAGAGATCCGCTCGGCTGAATATCCTCTGGTCGGAAACAAAAGGAATATGAATAGACGTAGTCATTGATGGGGACAACAGTGTGGTACTGAAAGGGCTGTGAAAGGCGGAAATAATCGGCCATACGAATGTCAAAGCGGTCATACCCCTCTACGCGTAGGAGCGCCGTGGATATCAGATTCTGGAATTGCGACCTTTCTTCAATTGTATAATTCGTATAATTAAAGTATTGATTCACATTCACGGAGGCATCTCTTTGAATCACCCAGTATAGCTCGCGAAGTGGATTGTTAAATTCCATAGGAATTTGGATTGTTTGGGCACTAGTGTCTATAGAATATGATGACGTGTATTGTACCTGCTCGATTAAATATTCGTGTGTATTTGATACGAATCTCCGCCTCTCCTCCAGATCCAAGTGAATATAATCACCATATAACTGCATTGATGTGATACTAACAGGACTAGCAGTCTGATCACATGGGGTAACTGTGGGATTATCCACAATGAATAGTTTATTGAGTGACCGAAGAGTTATATTCAGCCTTACAGGGTGGTACTGAAGAGCAAGAAGGGGAAGATACATCCCCGGGGTTTTGCAAAACCAGAAACGGAGAGGAACCTGTAGGGTGAGAGGACCATATAAGCCAACCATATCACTGTTAGCATTGCCCTGACTCATTCCCTGAACCTTTCCAATCATCGTATTCCATGCCTCCTGCTTATCAATCGTAACCACATAGTTCGACCATAATTCCATCCATTCTCCCGTTTGCTTGTCGATTTCCTGCTCGCCGATCTCAAAGCTAAGTTCTTGCAGGAGGGCGTGACCTATGGCGTTTGTGTAAGAAAGGGGCTCACCAGTTACAGAGTCCTTGATCGCCGGGAGGGTTATCTCTAGCCAGAGTGGACCAAGTAAGTCGCCCTTTTTAGGAATGAGACAGGTGAGGCGACGACCGAAATCGGGTTGGGTGTCAAAGGGGATGCAAGAGGATTCAATAGAGAAGTTTGTATATCTGCGATATACCATCTTAAACCAGGTTACCTGGGGATTTCCTGTGAGGAAGACATCCTGTTTTCCATTTGCTACTAATTGAAGAAGTCCTCCCCCTTGCGTCATCTGTTGTGTCTGTTGATTCTCGTTTAGACATGTTGCCGTGCGTCGTTGGCATTGTTAAAAACCTGATAACGGATAGAAGATGTCTAGAAACATCCCCTTTCTCGACGCTGACGCTATTACACTTAGAAAAATTTATGCTCTAGGCCCTTCAAATACAAGATATCCTGCAAACCAGTTCCTTGTCACCGATGGCACTGGCGGTACACTATGGATACCTCTTACCGGCGTCGCGGGAATAAATGGATTGACCGGTCCTACAGGACCGACCGGATATACAGGGGAACTTGGCCTAACGGGACCAACATCAACTGTAACAGGGGAGACAGGACCGACAGGATATACGGGATCGAGTGGGCCTACAGGACCGACAGGACCAACTGGCCCTATAGGGTGGACGGGAACTCTCGGTGTGACGGGGGTCACTGGACCAACAGGATTTACGGGGTCGACTGGGCCCAGAGGGGTAACAGGGCCAACATCGACAGTGACAGGCCCCACGGGTTCAACAGGGTGGACAGGACCACTGGGACCCACAGGGCCTATGTCCACAGTCACAGGGCCAACGGGCTACACTGGCGCACAAGGGTCACAGGGACAACAAGGATCCCAGGGAGTCACGGGTCAGACCGGCCCAAACGGGTTCATAGGACCACAGGGAGCTTCATATACTGTTGTGACTACTGCACCGAATCCTGCATCATCAAATACAGATGCACTTAACACTCTAGCAAAGTCTATTCAACTTACCAGTGGAACAATTAATACGCTACGTACCTCCATTCAAGCCAATCCCTATGACGTAGCGTGGATTTCATCGAATACTGTGATTTTCACTGATAGGGTGCTGAATACCATGGGATACACCTTAGATGGCGATATCACGGCAAGTATATCGTCTACCGTGCCTTCTCCCACAAATCTTGCCTACTCGCGCTCGTCTGGAATTCTGTATGTAACGTCGGGTAATTTCATATATTCAGGACAACTAGTTATTAGCACAACGACGATATCAGGAACGTTTACTGTATATGCAGGCTCGGGGTCTCCAGGATTTTCAAATTCAACAATTAAAACGAGAGCAACCTTTACTAATCCCCAAGGAATAGCTGTAGCTACGGATACTGCAGGAAATGTATCGGTATATGTCGCTGATACGGGGAATTTTAGTATTCGTAAGATTGATTCAGGAGGTGCAGTAACAACGTTTGCCGGCTCAGGGGTCTCAGGACTTGTTGACGGGACATCAACAGCTGCTTCCTTCCTACGACCAACGTTTTTGACTCTTGATACGGCGCAAAGCAACCTATATGTTTCTGATGGAACTGCAGTACGTAAAATAAATGTGGCTACCCAAAATGTAATAACAATCGCTGGATCTACTGTTGCAACCTCGTCAAATGTCGACGGGAATGGTCCGGCTGCAGGATTTTCGAATCTTGCAGGAATAGTTGTTGATACTACGAATACTCTATATGTCGTTGATTCGGGAACCATGGCCATACGACGAATAATTTATCTTCCCACAGGATACGTGAATACTACAAGCAATTATATCCCTACAGGATACAATGTATCGACATTCTCAGGAAGTAACTCTCTAACAATTCCTGATAGAACAACTATAACAACAGGAGATATACAGGCAGCCAACTTTTTCAGACCGAATGGACTGGCCATTGATAATGAATCGATCCTCTATATTGCTGATACGAGTCATCAAACTGTACGCTTTATTACACCGTCTATCTTAACAGCACCCTCGCTCGTGGTTAATTCTGCAACCATCGGAGTAATTCATACGCAGGTAGCGGCGAACGGGATTGTCTTTGGTGGGCCACTGGGAAATGTATATACTTCCTCTTCTGCCTTTACTTTTGATGGGTCCACCCTGTCTGTGAATGGGATTGCCTTTAGCTCTGACTCTCGCTACAAGGAAAATATCATTCCCCTATCTAATTCCCTTTCTAACCTCTATTCCATGACACCTATCTCATACACGAGGAATGATGAGACGACAGGAAAAAGACATCTGGGCTTCCTGGCCCAGGAGATGGAACGCGTATATCCTGACCTTGTACATACTGATTCGGCGGGAGTTAAGAGTATTCATTACGCCAATCTAACGGCTGTTCTCGTTGATTCCATTAAGGAACTTCATGGAGAGCTTAGGGCGCTGAGGGCTGAGGTGGCGGCGCTACGTTATGATAAAAATTGATGTGTGTATGACGTAGACACTAGTGTCCTCACGCATGTTGTGCACGCTTCACGACGGTTCTCGTCTACGTAGAATATCTGCTAGCGAGCTTATTGAGATTCCCATATGGAATGGGAATCGTATAATAGACTACACGCACGTTCAGAAGATTAAAGACGGTATTTGCGGCAATGTAGAACGGCTTGATTTCGGCTACAGGATTGCTAGGATTACTGAGATGGATGCAGGATTCAACCCTATTACTGTATCCTATATCATTGACGGTCAGCACCGTCACAGGGTACTCTGTGACCATTTCAAGAATCTCTGTGAATCAGACTTTCCTGTGGTTGTTATCGAGAAGGATATGAAGAGCGAGGCAGAGATTATTTCCTATTTCAAGGAGGTGAACTGTCAGATGCCTATCCAATGGAAATCAGACCCGATGGTACTTGCAAACGAGTATATTTCACAGCTTACCCTTGAATTTAACTTTGGGTCAAAGAAGCTTATCCGCCAAGGATCGACCAAGCGACCTTATATATCTATTGATGCGTTGAGAGATGCTTTCATTGTTTGTAAGGATATGTTAAAGGAGGGGGGCGCGGCGGCCTTTGTTCGACGGGCACTTCACTATAATGCACAACGCGTCAAAGAGGCAGACATGGCTATACTTGCTGCTAAAAAGGGGGATGCAGAAAAAATCCAGAAGGCTCTAGACATTCGATTTATGCTTGCAGTTGACAGTAATCTTCCTTGGGTGAAAGAGTGTTTGCGGGGGTAAGCTGGCATCCTGGGGTTAGGCTAGCATCATGAGGTAGGCACTCACATCCATGAGAGAATGTACCTCCCAGACTTAGCATCATATGCAAGGTCACACTCTGGAAAGAGCTTCTGGACTTTTAGCTTTACATCCTCCGTAATAAGATTGCAGTTCTTCGTAAGGAAGGGGTCGCCGTACATATCACATCCATAGAATGGCTCGGTATAATAGGTCTTGCCCTCATTAGCTGCCTCAAGAACCTTATTCTCTATGTACGACACAGCACCATTGATATACTTATTTAGCTTATAGTCATCCTTGTAGGTATTGATTCCACCTCTGGCATCTTTTAAATGACGAAGGAAGTAACGGGTGTACTGAGCATCCGTAACATTGAAGGCCAAGGCCAAGGCACAAAGGAGAAGGAACATGAGGACTTCAAATCGATGACGTGGGACTCATCAATTTTTTTGCTTGCCCTGCACCGACAGCTCCTTCGCTAGTAGGGCTAAACAGGATAAGCGTAGAATGAAAAGGTTATGGCGGAAGTGTGTGATACATGCTGTTCAGAATTTACCGTACAGTTGCGTAAACAACTTTGCTGTCCATACTGTGAGTATAAGAGCTGTGTACACTGTGTTAAAAAGTATCTTCTTTCCTCTGCAACCGATCCGCACTGCATGAGTTGTCGGCGTGAGTGGAATGATGATTTTCTTGATCTGAATTTCACAAAGTCGTTTCGCACGGGCTTGTACAAGAAGCATCGCGAGGATGTTCTTATGGAGAGAGAGCTTGCCATTCTCCCTACTCGTCAGACACGTGTCGAGGCGACACTGAAGATGCGGGCCAATATGGAGATACTTACACAGTACACCGAGGAGCTCAATAAGCTGGAACTTGCGCGAAAGAAACTCTTCGTACAGTATTCCACCGTGCGTTCCCAGGTGATTCGATACACTGCAGAGGCCGATGGGCGCGAGCCACCTGCCTGGACCCTGGCCCCAGGGGAGGCAAAGGTAGAACGAGCCAAGTTTATTATGAAGTGTCCATCATCTGAATGTCGCGGGTTCCTCAGTACAGCATATAAATGTGGAACATGCCAGATGTGGGCATGCCCCGATTGTCTGGTCATGAAGGGAGAGGAGAAGGACTCCGATCATACATGTGATCCTGGTCAAAAGGAGTCCGTCGCCTTGATTATTAAGGAGTCAAAGGGATGCCCGAAGTGTGGCCAGAGAATATCAAAAATCGACGGGTGTTTCGCGGCAGGAGTGGAGGTGCTTATGTGGAACGGAGAGACAAAGATGTCTCAGGATATT